TCCACGTCCTCGGACGACCGGTCAGGGACCGGAACAACCAATGCAGTTAGGGTTAATTTTTCATTACCGGACCCATGACAGGCCGGTACCTAACATTGCATCCCTGGCGCAACCACTTCTCCCAACGGGCTGCCATCTCGGCAGTGCCTGAAAAAGAAGTCCAGGTTTCGCGATATCCCTTGGTCCCCCCGCGTGGGGAGTAACCTTCGGAATCCACGCCGTACAGTGCAACAGCCAACTTGGCTTCGGGCGACAGCCTATCCAAATCCCAGAGTTCCGGGATCGGCGAGTATGTCTTAACCTCAATTTCCCAGGGGTGTGGGCCATGCACAGTACCTTCCTTACCATCGGGTTTCACATAACTACGGCCCTTGCGAGCCGTCCGTGTAACCCATCTGGATTGGTCAGAGTCATGAATGACTATATCCCCCAGTTGTTGTGGTCCCCGTAAGTCCCGGATGTGCTTAGGCAGGTTATCAAGAGCCTTCAGCCATGCGCGTCGGAACGGACCCTCTAGAGGTTCCAAACCGATTTGCAGACTGGCAGCCCTAATACCATTTGCTAAAGCTATCCAATGTTGTGGTTCAGAGGGGACAACTTTTCGGAAGTAGGGCCTCACGGCCTGACCCTTCCAGAAATCCCCACCACAACTCTCTCTGAAGGCCCCTGTAACAAAGGTCTTCTTCTCATTGGGTTTGAACCCGAAAAACTTGAGAATTGAGAGCACGTCGCGCGCAGTTTCGGTCGGCACGATCATGTCGTCACCGTAAACATAGACCTTCTGCCCTTTTGAGGCTTCAGTAGCTATGGCCCAAAAAAGAAGCGTCTCGAGTTCGAACGTGAATCCGTTACCCATCGAGCTGAACTTCTCCTGCTTCACCCAATGTTGCTTTCCTGCCCGGTTCACCCTGGTAAAAGGCGACCGAAGCGAGTCAAGCAGCTCAAACCAATCACTTGGAAGGAGCAATTTACAAAGGTTGTATGCGACAGTGTCGCTGGCTTGTGATAAATCTATCGTTGCAAGGTGTCCGATTAAGGACGCGACCTCGGCTAGCTGCCGATGTAGGGCCTGGTTTTTATCAAGATCCAGGCCAGCCTTGAGGAGTTTCCTGCGAATAACCCGTCCGACTCCAAGTTGGAGAAAAATATTTATGGACGGTTCAACGCAAATCCCGCGATCCGTTTTGACGTTCTTCAGCACCGTTGTAAAGCGGTTGCCTCGGATTGTACATGGATCAGAACGATAAGGTTGCTCGGCTACTAAAGACCTTCCCCACGCAGACTCATAAAAAGCATTGAGCAGCGCGCGGGCGCCTGATGTAACCGTTGGTTGTGATGTTATTTTGTGTAGAAGACTAGCTTCTGCACCACGATCATCGTATGTCGCGCCTTTCCCAAAACCACAGTACTTTAACTCTTTGGGTACAGGACCCAATATAGTCGCAATACGGCGTTGTATCGAACGAATATGTCCGAGGATAGCAACATCTTCAGGATCCTCGAAAGGTCCGTTACAGATGTACTTCTCCAAACGCAGGTTGGTTTTGAAACAATGCCTCTCGGCATCTAGAAAGTCCTCCGCAGCTTTCTTCTTGGTTACTTTTCGGCGTTTCTTGTCAGGTTCGATTTTACTGAACATGGCGAGAGCCTGAGCATCCATGAAGTACTCATAGCTGTTTTGGTAGAGCGACGGATCGACCCAAGTACTAGCGATCGAATCCCAATCTCCACTGGCTATTAAACCATTCACTTTTTGGGCGAAAGGAGTCCCGATACCCTGCAATACTGACAGGGCTACATCATCTAGAAACGGATTGAATGTAGTCATTTTTTACTGTCTCTCCGTTAGGTAGGCGCGAAGCCCGAACTAACAGAGGAACGGATGAGCGCCGCTACAAACAGATTTCCCGCTTGTGCGATCGCCTCCGCGACAGTTGCATCAGGTACATCCTGCGGTACCACCGCGTTGATCGACACCGGAATCCGGTGTGCGACCTTAGTCAGACCAGTGGTCGAGTCCACGTACGTCACCGGCATAGTGAAAGAGAAATCACTGCGCCGAGCCGTCTTTGGACCGTTCCACTTAGTCAACAGGGATGCTACCGTGCGACCCCCCGCAGGTTTACTGACGTCTTCTTGACGCCAGACTGCTGGGATGTTATCGCCTGCCGAAGGAGTGAGAGCGGTGTACACGATATCCGTGGTGCCGTCTGCTTTCTTCACTGTAATGTTCGCCATATTTGGCATGTGCAATTCCTTTTAAGAAAGGTGGTTAGCGGGACACATGTCCCAATTGTTGAACCAAGAGTGCTATTGCAGTTGCACCCCTAGTCACAGAGAAGCCCTTAAAGGTTTTGAGACGCAGGTTGTAACTAGGCAAGCCGATAGTACGATTACATAGAACATGGGCATAACCGAAGTCAGCCCAAAGCCATGATCCCGTCCACACAGTTGCGTAGTCATACGTGCTGCGTTCAATCCCTGTTGTAAGGGGGTCCTTGACACTAACTCCGAAGAGATTCGTGTATGAGTTAAGGAACTCCCCAACTGGCAAAAACCAGTCTACAACGAAGCTAAAGGGCACTAGCTCCCAAGCAATGGCAGCAGGGTTGACAAGACCTAGCTGTGTCGCGCGAAAAAGATTCGGATTATCAACTGTGAGTAACGCTGAGAGGCGCCACCCATATTGAGATCTCCGGTCGACGCGCCACCGGTTAATACGGCTCCGATCACTATCGATTGCCTCCTCCGTAGCGTCTGCCCTTACAACCACGACTTTCGAGTCGAAAGGGTTTTGCAACGTTTGGATGCTGTTGTAGATATCGTGAACCATAGGTTCCCAACCAAAGTGATACTCCAGCCATGTGCCGGATACATCATTTGCAACCTCTTTTTTCGTTCGTTTTTTGCTCCGACGACCAAGTTTTCTCTGGCCACCCTTGCGGGCGGCTTCGAGTTCCTTGGTTGAAACGCCGAGGGCCTTTGCAAACTGTTTGAGATTGCCTTTCTTCAATGCTGAGATCGCGCCGATTAGTTGCAAGCTTCTATTGACTAAGGAGTCATAGGCTTGTTTCCTTTCAGCAACGTTGACCGCCAGCAAGGCCTGCTCCCCGAACGCTGAATGCAACTTCGTTAACGCTTTGTTTCGCGCTTCCGTAGATGCAGTCACGCCCATTGTTCCCTCGGTAATGATACCTCCGATGGACAACGGTGAGATAACATAAGCATTGTCCCTAGTCAACCACATTTTATTGTAGTTAAATTGATGATTGGGACGAGGCCACACCTGGGGTTTTTCAACATAGTACCAACGTCGCATCCAAGAAGTGTTTACGGAATCTCTCCCGTAATTCTTCTCTTCTACAAATTTTGGTAGTGTTGCCATTACCACCCCCTAAAGAGGACATCAGTTTCTATGTCCGAGGGGTTTAACAGCGTTCGGCCGCCGCTTACGCGGGGGATGAGTTTGTCTAACTCATCCGGCCTTATGTTGAGGGGATTAGGTTCCCCAGAGAACAGCGTTGAGTCTTCCATACGACATAACTCCTCATGGCTAAAAGGGATCAGACCGATCAAAAGAGCGGCTATTACATACTGCTTGTAAATAGTTTTGCTCATAAGGTCCTTTCCAAAAGAGCTACTTGGGGTTTAAATGTAATGGAAGGCTCG